CCCGTTTCCGCTGAAGGCATTCTTCAGCGCGGTGCTGATGGCTTTGGTCAGGGTCTGGCCAAAGTCCGTGCCAACTACGTCGAGCACCGCAGTCAGCCCACTTGCAACCGCACTGGCCCAGTCTCCGCTCATGGCGGCAACGACGGTGTTGGTAGCAGCGGCCACGGTCTCGCTGGCTCCGTCCTTCATATAGAGGCCGAACAGGTCAGAGAATCCCTGTACCAGCTTCGGGTTCATCTTCTTGGCCACCGCCATGAATCCATTTTGAATAGGCTTCCAGTTCTGGGCGATGGCGTCACCGAACTGCATCATGGCCTTCTTCGTGGCGTCGCTCACGTTGAGAGCGTCTGCCAGATTTCCCACATAGTCCGCAAAGGTCGAGCGGGTCTCCATCATGTCCTCGTAAGCGGCCATGACAGTCTCATCGTAGCGGTTGCCTCCGGCCTGTTCGAGGGCAGTCTGGTACTTCTGCTGCATGGCCGTGACCTTGCTCATCTGCCATCTCATGCTGGTCAGTGCGCTGTTCACGCCCATCAGGGCCGTCATGGTACCCTGCGTTGCCGCTCTCCGTGCCTCGATGCTGCCCTCGCCGTACTGCTCCACCGCGCTGGCATAGGCGTCTTCCCGCCCTCTGAGGTCGCCATCGTTGTAGAGCTTGTCCAGCAGGTTCATCCGCTTCTGCACCATGGAGATGCGGCTGTCATAGAAACTCGAAAGGTCGTCAAATGCCGCAAGCTGCGCCTTGTCCAGCTCGTTTTCCAGCTCCAGCTGTTCCTGCCGCGCTTCCAGATAGTCCCGGTAAGCCTGCTGGGTCACAAGGCTTGCTTCGCCGAGGGCATCCTTCGTTTCCACCCAAGCCTTTTCCGCGAGGGCGGTCTTCTCGCTCTGGATGGCCAGACGCTTGTTGATGGTCTCGATGTTCTTGTTGCTCTTCTCGGTCACGGAGGCGGTCTTTTCGTAGGTGTCCGCCCAGAGCTGGTATTCGCTCTGAGCCACCTTGTCGTCGCTCTCGTACCGCTCGATGGCCGCCTTGTAGGTGTTCTCAAACCTCGCCTGCTGTAAGTCGAGGAGGTTCTTCTTCTCGTCCAGCAGAGTGTTGTAGGCTTCCTTCGTCTTGTCGTCGCTGGCTCCCACCCGGGAGACCAGTTCGTCGTACTGTCTCTGTGCGATGTCCACACGGGCTGTCTGCAGCTCGATGCTCTTCGCCAGCGTCTCACCCTTTTTCTGGATGAGCGCTTCGATGGAAGCAGTGTTTCCTTCGCCTGCTTCCCAGAGGCTGTATTCCTTGTCGGCGGCATTCTGGAGGTACTTGTTGGCCTTCAGCTCCTTTGTGTACTTATCGGCGATGGTCTCGGCCAGAGTCTTACCCTTGCTCGAGGATTTCTTGCCGGAAGATGCAGTGGAAGCGCCTGTACTGTCGTCGGGGAGATAGCCGCTGTACTGCTCGAGGATGAGGTCGGCATACTCGCTCGGGTCAAGACCCTCCAGACCAAGAGCACTTCCAATCTGCTTTGAGACCCAGTCCTTTGCCTCGCCAGTCAGGCCCTTCAGGGCGTCTTTCGCTTTGATCTCGCCGCTCTGGTACTTTTGCAGCGCTTCCGTCGCCTTGTCCCACATCGTACTGGGCTTCCAGTCCGCGCCGAGATAGGGCGTATTCCTGGCGTCTTCTTTGGCGTTGGCCTTCTCGTAGTCCTGTACCGCCTGCTGGTAGCGGTTCGCCCCGAGTCCGGCTTTTCCGCTGGGGAGCGTTCCGTCCGGCATGATACGGTCGGCCTTCATGATGCTGTAAAGCTCCAGCATTTTGTCCGAGGCCGTCTTCTTGGCTTCGTCCAGTGCCGCGCCCACAGCGTCCCGCACCTGCGAAGCGGAATCATAGCTTGCATCATAGAGCTGGCTTCTCAGGTCGGGGTCTCCGATTCCGAGTCGCAGTCCCTCCACAACGTTCCGTCCGTCCTCTTCCGCAAGCTGACTCGGCGAGTGGATGCCCCAGAAAGTCGTAAAGACGCTTCGGATGCTCTTTGCCACAGTCTGCATCGCTGCCAGCGCCCCGCTCAGAGCGCCCGGGTCCTGGATGCCAATGGCAAGGCCTTCCGTGATGTACTGGCCTATCTCTTCAAAAACCTTCGAGGGGCTGTTGATGTCATACCCCTTCTTGGCGGCATCTATGGTGTCGTCCACCATCTCCTGTACAGCACCCGTTGCGCGGGCTTTGTTTTCCTCGACGCCCTTCGCCCCTCCATTTGCGACATTTTCACCGATCTCCTTACCCTCTTTTTCGGCGTCGTCTTTTGCACCGGAGAACGTAAAGACATCTGCGACATTGATGCGCTGGGGTTTGAAATCGGGGTCGAACTTGAAAGCAATGTTTCTCTGCTGGAAGTTTCCATTGCCGCTGAACGGCGAAAAGATGTCCCGGATGCCGTCCCAGATGTTCTTTCCCAGCTCTTCCAGTGCGCCCTTGATGCCATCGCCTTCGCCGCCTTCGCCGCTCCATGCCCAGCCGATGAGGTCGATGGCCGTCTGGATGAGCACCTTGCACAGGGTGGTAAAGGCCTCGCCGATGGGTTCGGCGCTCTGGTTGATGGCGCCGCAGATAAGTGCCACCACAGCCACCAGAGCATCCTCGATGTCCGGCGCGGCGTTGATGATAGCCGTACACAGTGGGTCGGCAAACAGCGCCAGTGCGCCGAATATTGCTCCCGCACCGGCGAGGTAGAGCATTCCCTTGCCAAACTTGGCAAAGGCGGCTGCCAGAGTCGAGAGCCCGAGCGCAAGTTCCGGGATGCAGGTCAGCAGCATACCGCCTGCAAACATCGCCATCATTGTATCAGCGAATATCCACAGCGACTGACTCACTGCTTCCGGCTTTGCCATGCCGATGAGCTGGATAGCCGGTGCCAGCACCAGCAGCGAAGCGCTCATGGCCAGCATTCCGGTACTGACGCCCATGAAGTTGACCGAGCCGGCAAAGCGGCTCAGCAAGATTCCGATACCAGCAAGCACTGCTAAAGCGCCTCCAGCCTTTGCCATATCAGGAAGCGTCACTTTGCTCAGCATCATACACGCCCCGGCCACCGCCATGAGCGCGTCCGCCATCAGGAAAATGCCTGCACCCTCGCTCCATCCTGCTGAGCCAAATTTGCCCAGTGCGAACATCGCACCGCTCAGCCCAACCAGTACAGCAGCCGCTTTTCCCAGCTGAGGCCAGGGGATCAGACAGAGTGCCGCAGCAGCCACAGCCACCGCGTTCATCGCCCCTGCCATGGCCAGCACCGCAGCACCCGAGCTGAGCTTCGTCTTGCTGGAAAGTACGCTCATAGCGGTCATGAGGATCATCAGGGTCTTCATGGCCGTTCCGGCGTACTCGAGTTTCGTGGTGTTCAGGGTGCCGTCGTCTACGTTCTCAGCGATGAGCCCCGCCAGAGCACATACGCCCTGTACCAGCACCCACATGCCTCCGCCCATGGCCGCGATGGCGAGTCCATTTTGAAATGTGAGCATGGTGTCCGCCACGCCCTGTGCCAGCACGAGCATGCTTCCCATCGCGGTGAGGTAGGCGGTCAGTGCGCCCATTCCTACTACGGCTTTCACAAGGCTCGTCCACTTCACCTCACTCAGAGGCTTTATTGCACCGGCCACGATCCGCAGTCCGATGCCCATCTCGATGAGCGAAGCGCCAAGGCCAAGCAGCGTCGCAACGCCTACCACGAGGTCACGGGCCTTCACGGTGGCAATGAGCAGCCCCATGTTCCGTGTCAGCACGTACATACCGCCCACTGCCGCCGCAAAGGCCGCGAGGTTCTGGAGAAAGTTCTCGCCCTTGATGGCATCCGCGATGGCCACGAATCCAGAGCACAGAGCCTTCGTCGCCGCGGCCAGTCCCAGCAGCGCCGCCGCAGAACCCCACAGCGTCGAGGCTTTCAGCAGCTGAGACCCGAGTCCACTCACCGCAGAGTCAAAGGCCTTCACTTCAGGTTTCAGCAGCTTTGCCGCCGTCACCAGTTCAGCGATCAGCACCACCGTAGCGCTCAGCACCCAGACGAACCGCTCCGGGTCGATGCGGCTCATGACGAACATGGCCCCCGCCAGCATCAGCAGGGCCGAGCCGATGCCCGTGAGGATCTTGGTGCTCTCCTGTTTCTGCCATGTTTTCAGAGCCCCCGTCAGCGCGTTGAAGCTTCCCGAAATGCTGTCCAACATCTTCGACAGGGGCGTTGCCAGCATCTTCCGCAGGCTGTTCATGACCTTGGCGAACTGTGCGATGGCGTAGGAGAGCAGTCCCACGTCCAGAAGACTCAGGAATCGGTAAATATCCGTCCCGCTGATGGAGTCGAATCCGTCTTTCAGTGCCTTGAAAAAGGCCTTCACCGGTTCGTAGACTCTGGACGCCGCGCTCTCCACGTTCCCGGCAGCGCCCTTGAACTCCTCGGCAAAGGCGCTCACCGCAGCCCCCACGATGGCGGGCAGGCTTGTCAGCACGTCCTTATACCCATTCAGGTTCTTGCTCTGCCCGGTGATAAAGTCGGCCACAGTGCCGATTGCTTTGTTCGCACTTTTCTTCAGGTCGCTCAGCGCTCCATCCATGACACCGGCCACGGTCAGTGTACCGGCGCCCAGTCCTTCCAGAATGCCCAGCAGGGTGTAGACCCCCTCGCGCACTCCGTCCGGCAGGCTGTCGGCCCATTTTGAAATTTCCTTCCTCGCTTCGCTCAGTTTCTCGCCGATGCTCTTTTTCAGCACGTCGCCCAGTGTGGTCAGCGGGTCCAGCAGCTTCTTGGCGCTCTTCGCGATGGCTTCCAGCTTCTCGCTGAGCGTCCCGCTTCCCAGCAGGGTGCTCTGCATCTCGGACACAAAGCTCCCCATGTTTCCTGCCACTTTCAGCAGCACTGCTCCAACCGGCCGCAGGATGCCCACCAGTACGCCAAAAGCCTTTGCCCCGGTCTTCGCCAGCGTCGTCATGGCGGTCAGAGGCACCTTCACCACTGCAAAGATGCCCTTGAATGTCTGCTTCAGGTTCGCCGCACTCTCATCCGTGATGATGAGTTTTTTGGTCATCACATCCAGCCCTTCGGCGATGGAGTGTATCTGCTCTCCGCTGGTGGGCGGGAATATCTCGGTGAAGGCTTCGTGGACAGAGCCTGTGACCTTCCCGATGGCGTCCATGATGTTCCACAGGCTGTTGAACAGATGCTCCCGGCCTGACACCTCCGTCAACCCTTCTGCATAATGCTCAAGGTCGAGACTGCCGTCCGCCACCGCATCGTTGAGCTTCAGAAAGGCTTCGTAGTCCTTCTGGAGGTAAGGGTATCTCGGGTCGGCTTCATCCATCGTTTCCAGCAGCTCTGCATAGGTCTTGATGGTGTCACTGAGACTGGTCGTCAGGAGTTCGGCGTTCACTTTGCCTTTCTGCAAAGCTTTCGCAAAGCTCCCCTCTTTCTCAATGGCCTCTTCGGTCACAGCGCCATTTGCCAGTGCCAGCTTTTCCAGCACCGTCGTGTAAGCGTCTGCCTGGTCGCCAAAAGCGTCCCGCATCTGCTGCCAGCCGCTGTCGAGGCCTTCTTTCATCCTGTCATTCAGGGCGTCGATGGAAGGCACGAAGATGTCGTACAGCCGGTTCGCCAGCTCCGTCCATGTGTCGGTGGCCTCTTCCTTGTTGCCAAAGATCGTCTCGAACACGGACATCCATTTTGAACTGACAGCGTCTTTCGTCGAGTCGATGGCCTGCCCGAAGCTGGTAGCCTGCTGGGCGGCGAGAGCGGCGCGTTCTGCCAGCTCCCCGTACTGTCCCTTCAGCTGTTCCAGCGCCTCCGAGCTGGTCATGCCCGGGTTCTTCTGGGTCAGCTCATAGGCCGCTTCCATCATGGAAGCATACTTTGCGAAGGTCTTTTCCATGACCTTTGTGTTGGCCCACTTCTTCTGCAAGCTCGACTCAAAACTGGCGATGGTCACTTCGCCTTCTTTGATGACGCCCAGCTCCACCGCAGTGTCGATAAGCTCCTGTTTCAGGGCTTTCGTCGCCGTACCCATCAGGTTCAGGCTCTTCCAGTCCTGCAACTGCAAATGCCCGGCGCTGTAGCTCTGGGTCAGGTTTCGGATGGTGCTCTGGAACGCAAAGCCAATCTTGCCCGCGTCTGCGGTGGCGTTCGCGATGCCCATGATCATGGGTATCATCTTGTCGATCTTGCCGCCCGCCGCCGTCATCTGCGAAAGCGCGCTGGTCATCTCACTGAAACTGTAGCTCGTCTCATCCGAGTACCACATCAGCTTGTTCAGGTAGCCGTTCACCTGGTCGATGCTCTTGCCGGTGGCGTTCATGATGGTCTGGACGTTGGAAGTTTTCTCGTTATACTTGTCCCATCCACTGGTGATCTGGTCTACCGACAGGTTTTTTACCATCTGCTCGCCGGTGCTTATCACCTTGTCCGTGATGCGCTGCAAGGCTGTAAAGGCGATGACGTCCAGTGCGCTGAATTTGGCCTGAACCGTGTCCAGGCCCTTCTCCATGCCGGAAAAGTCCACGTTCTCGCTGGCGGCCTGCACCTGTTCGAGTCCCTTTGCCACGCCTTTGAAGCTGAGCTTCTCTTTCAGCTTGTCCAGCGTCCGCATGGTGTCCCGGCTGTTTTTTTCAAACTGTGCGTTGTCAAACCGCATTTCGACCACACGCTGGTCTATCTCCTGGCTCACTCCCGCCTTACCTCCTCCCATGCTCTCTTAGCTATCTCGTCAAAAATAGGGCGCATGGCGGGGTTGATGTAGTCAACTCCTTCCACGTACCCTCCGTTTCTCGTGCCGTGTCCGTATTGCAGGATAACGGCGATGGGCGTTCCGTCCACGATGTTCGAGTTCGACCAGATGATGGCAATGCTGTCTTTGCCCTTTTCCACCCGGTAGCTCCAGCTGGCAGCCGTCTTTCCGGTCTTCTTGGGCGTTGCCGCCGCCAGCGCTTCCACGCCTTTCTGACCGTATCCCGCCAGCACACCGTCCAGTCTCCCGGCGCTGACACCTTTCAGGAAGCGCTCCGTCTTCTTGAAACCGCCCTTCTGCCGGAACAGAATAACTTTGGACACGAACCCACCTTCTCTCTGTAGCAGTGCCAGCCACTTCGCGCCCTATTGAACTCTGTTCGTCCAGCTCAGACAAAGAGCAGCTATCCTCTCGTCCCAAGCTCTTTCTTTCTCTTGGCGTTCAGCGCCTTTCTCCGGGCCGCCTGTTCGCTCTTCGATACCTTCTTGGGTGGCTTATGCTTTTCGTTGCAGACACGGATGAGGGTCAGCAGCCGGTTCAGGTGCCACTTTTCGCACTCGAACGGGATGCCCAGCTCCACCATGTCATAATACAGGACCTCGCTCGTCACGGCACTTGCGGTGCTTTTTCCTGAGCGGGGTCCGGCTTTGTTTGTATTCTCGTCTTCCCGGAACCATGTTGCGGTCATCGGGTCGTTCATATATGTATAAATAGCGGTGCAGTTCTCTTGCGTCAGATGGCGGTATGCTTCGTCCGGAACCCCTTTGTTCAGGGTCATGCAGCGCACATAGTCCTGCATCTGCTCCGGGGTCAGCCCGTTTTTTGCGTCGAGAAACGGCACGTGCCACTTGCTTTCCCATTTAGACAGAGAGAGCAGCGAGTGCTCCAGCGCCAGCGTTGTGGCCTTCCGGCAGATGAATTCCTCCCGGTCAGCATCCCAGTATTCTTCACCGGGTATCTGGATGGTCAGCATCTCGTCACTCTCCCTGTCATAGCCCTCTCCGTCTGCTGCACAGCAACCTCTCCATTTGGGGAGGCTCTGGCGTGACGGTCAGGCTTGTTTTTTAGTTGATATGGGTTCTTCGTTTTGCAATCGGCAGTGCTCCACTTTCAAGATAAGGTTTCTATGAAACCCGCCCTCTGTAGCAGCGCACTGCCGTTTACGCCCTATTGGGCTTCTCTCATCCAGCTTAGAGTGGCCCGATATGCCAAAGGCTCCCCCTACTAGGGGAGCTGTCGAGCGGAGCGAGACTGAGAGGTTTTACTGCGGGTCCGCCACGGCCAGCGCCGGGGCGTTGTTTGCGGCCACAGCGGCAGAAACTTCGGCGGCCTTCGCCTTGGCCTCGTTCTCGGCCACCATCTTGCGGACGTCTGCGCCCATCACACCGTTCATGAACTCTGCGGCCTTGTCCGGGTCGCTTGCCAGTTCCACGTAGAGGTCGGAGTAAGCCTGAGTCGCCACAAAGTCTGCGGTGATCTCAGGGTTCTTCTCGAACTTGCGGCCGTCGAGGCTCTTCTTGCCGTAAGCCAGCAGCAGGATCTTCTTGAACACCTCGATGGCCTCACCCACCTTGGTGCTGTGCATCAGCTGCTCCATGTACTTGTCGTAGCCGCCGTCCTTGCTCAGGCCAAGGTCCATCATCTCGGCTTTGGTCAGATTGAACCAGAACTCTTCGACGCGCGGATTGCCGTCAAAGTCGGTGTACGGAATTACTTTCTTGATCATTCTAATCGTCCTTTCCTATCAGACTCCCACGTTAGGGGAAGCTGCCTCGGTAACGCCGCCCAGCAGCTTGATGACCTCGTCCGGAGTGGGCAGGGTGCTCTCACTGTTCTCGGTGCCGTAGATCTTGTCCTCCAGCAGCTTGAGCTTTGCAGCCTCGATGAGGGTGGAGTTGATGGTCATGTGGGCAGTGGGCTTGTAGCCAGTCACCTGAGTCGGGGTGGTGTCGCACTCCCAGCTGAAGGTCTCAGCATCCGGATTCTCGTTCACGGTCTCGTGGCTCTTGTCCGAGGGCGAAGCGGTGCTGTTCCATACCAGATGGATAATGTAGCCCTTCTCGGGGTCGTCGTCTGCACCGATGCGGGTGCGGTAGCTCAGACCGAAGGGGCAGCGCTTCTGCTGACCGATGCTCACGCCCTTTGTCACCTCGACAGAGCCATCACACTGCTCGAACTCGGGCGGATAGGTCAGTGCCTCGAGGGTGTACTTGAAGTTCTCTGCCGAGCGGATGGACGCGTACTTGATGTTGTCGGCGTAGATGTCGTTGGGGTCTGCGCCGTCAGGACTCTCGTTCACAGCGGTCAGGCCGTTCCAGGGTGCGCCGGGGCTATACTTGCCCTTTACCATCGGGAAAACGACGCCGTGGTCAACGCCCAGATGATACAGGCGCTCGCCGGTCTTATCCCATTCCAGTTTGCTCATAGGTCTTGTTCCTCCTTTTTGTTTTTCAGACGGTCATAGTGAACACGTCGTGGTATAAATTGTCCGCAATATAAGAGCGGTCGTGTCTGCACTGGTCGAGGCGTGACACGGCCGCTGTGAGGTCGCTGTCCGGGGTCTTGGTTATCACCGTCACCGTGTAGGAAGGGTGCTGGAGATAGACGTGGCCGTCAGCGTGTACATTGCGGATGCGGTTCAAATCGTATCGGATGCAGGGGTACTGCATTTTCAGGTTGGCGGGCGGCTGATAGTACAGATGTATTTCTCCGACAGTTTCTTGCAGCACCCTCCGGAGAATGCTGTCCAGCCTCAGTCTCTGCTCACTCATGGTATATCCCTCCGAATGTCAGGATGAGGCGCGGGTACTGTACTTTCACGTCCGCCACCTTCCATTTCACGCTGCCAAATTCGGCGTATCGCATGGAGCCGAAATTCTCGTGGGCAAAAGGGTCTGCCACGATGCTCAGCCGGTTCTGGAACGTGACATTGTCGTTCACTCCATCCCCTGCCTGCAGCTGTCGGCCCCACTCCAGCACATCGCCGTAGTATTCGCGCTCCACCATTTCCTCGGTGAATACGCTGGGTGCTGTCTCCACAGTCTGCCCTTCAAAGCCGATTTTTCCAAACCATTTTGCCATTGCTTCGTCACTCCATTTCAATTCCAGAGTCAGTGTACACTAACTTCCATGGCCGCCAAAATTACTCGGCGCTTGCCGTCCAGCTCTTGGCGGCAGTGCCGTCATAGGTATTCACGCCGGTGGTCTCTGCGTATGCGATGGGCGCAAAGTAGTTCTTGCCGTCGCATACGATAAGGCGGCCCAGCATGAAGGCGCGGCCAAGGTCGGCGGCGCTCACCTTCACCTTGTGCTCGGCGTCAGCATACAGCTTGCCGTCGGTGTGACCGTAAGCGACATATGCGCCCACGTGTACGTCCTCGGTACGATCATAAAAAGGTTTCAGGGTCATTTTTAATCTCCTTTCTTCTTAGGCTCCCCTAATAAGGGAGCTGGCGCGAAGCGCCTGAGAGGTTCGTTTTGTGACAGCGCTCTATCAGGCCGCCCACTCGATGGCCATAGCACTGTAGGGAGTCGTCAGTGCGCCGGAGCAGCGGGTCTCGATGAGGTACTTCATGGCGTTGTAGTCGATGTCGAAGTCGTCGAACATGGAGACAGCGCCGCCCTTGTCTGCACCCACGGTGTAGTCGGCCAGATTGACGATGACAGCGGCCAGATCACCGCCCTTGGCGCCCTTGCGGCCTTCCATCTCAGGCACAGTGACGATCTTGCTCACGCGCAGCTTGCGGGCCAGTGCAGCCTCGTCGGCGTAGAGCGGGCGGCCCATGCCGTCCTCCAGCAGGAGCATCTCGGTCAGAGCGTCCTCGGTAGTGAACATGACCGGGGTGCCGCTTCCGCGGTACTCCTTGCGGCTGCGGATGACCTGCTTGATGAAGGCCTTGTACTTGTCCTCCACCTTGCTCAGGCCGGTCGTAGCCACCTGTACCTTGATGGTAAACAGGTCGGCATCGTTGAAGATAGGACGAATGCAGTTCTCGTCGATCTTGTCCTCGCTTGCCGCCTGACGGCCATCGCCCAGGATATAGGCCAGCGCCAGCTCACGGTTCAGCTTGTAGCGCATCTCGTTGTGCAGCCATGCCACAACGTCGAAGCTGGTGATGTCGCTCACGTCGTCGCGGTCGAGCTTCTGCTTCTTGTACACAGTGGTCGGGCCGGTGGAGCGGCGCAGCAGGCCAAAGATCTCTTCGATTTTATAATTGCCCTTCACATAACCCTTGGCGCGGGCATCTTCGGGGGTCAGGTCTGCGAACATGCTCTTGAAGCGGCTGAACGGGATGTGCTTCACGCCTCCCATCACTACGCTCACCCAGTCGTCGGGCTTGTCGATGATGCGGGGCGTAGTATCCAGCAGGTGGTCTTCCGGGAACAGCCAGTCGATATTGTCGATGCCGTGGCTCAGCTCATCGATCTCGCCCTGCTCCACGCCGGCGTTGTCGAAGGCCGCCTTCAGGGTGCCGCTGGTCTTTGCACCCTTGATGATGCTGTTGATGTCGTCGATGCTGTGCTTCAGCACGGTCTGCTTGCCCGCATCCTTGTCGAAAACATTGTGCTTCATGTCGCTTTCATCCTCCTCGTCTTCGCCGCCGTCACCGTCCTGCTCTTCCAGAGCGAGACCCACCAGTGCATGGCAGCATTCCTTCTGCTCGTCGGTCATGCTGTTGTAGACCTCTTCGAGCGTCTTACCGTTGGTTTCCTCGGCCATCTTGCCGTCCTCCTTGTTGTCGTCGGAGTGGGCCAGTACGGCCTCCTCCAGCGGGTTGCCCTCCGGGTCCATGCCATGTTCGAGGCTCAGACTGCCCGGGTCGTTAAAGATAAAGGCTTCGCAGCCCTCATCGTCCATATTGTCAGCGCTGTGCTTTACCACTTCCTGAATGAGCGCGCCGGGGTTGCAGCCTGCCAATACGAGGCTCAGTTCCCGGATGACGCCGTGTTTCACCACCTGTCCGGCCTTCTGCAGACCGTTGGCCCAGATGGAAAAAGCGTTCAGGTCGCCGTTCTCCACGCACTTCTTGGCCGTCTGGCCGGTGGGCGTGTCGTTGAACTTGGCGTAAGCGTAGACCCCGCCCTTGCGGTTTTCCAGCAGTGCATGGCCGATGACATTGTCAAGGCTCGAGTGGTCGTGGTTGTACACCATCGGCACAGTCTGGCCACTACAGCCCTTGAATGCGTCTTCTGCAATGGTCAGCCCGTCGTAACACTTCGTGTTCGCCTTCGTCGCCCAGCCGCTGCAATCGTAGTCAAAATTCACCATTTTGATTTCTCCTTTCTTTTAAGATTCATTTACCATCTGCTCCACAGCCTCTCGCCCTCTTGTGGCGGGGTCACTGCCAATCTGTGCCGCCTGTCCCGCGTTGGGAGAAAGATTCTTGTTCAGCAGCTGGTCTGCCTTGGGGTCTTTCGAGGGTTTCATTCCGATGACCTGACGGAACTCATTCGACGTCATGATCTCGTTACGGGTGAACTTGTCGGCCATCTCTGCCACCATCGAGACGGGTGCCAGCTTGAACGGGTCGCGGAAGTACATGATGCTCTGCTTAGCCTTGAGGTCTTCGCGGCTCAGGAACTTCCGTTTCAGCTCGTCCACCACAGCCGCCACAAGGGGCTCGATGACTCGGTTCTCGTAATTGGTCATGACAGTGTCGTCCGCTGTGCCGTTCATGATCTCCGGCGTCAGCCCCAGCTGGCTGTAAGCCATGTTGGTCAGGTACTCGATGCTTTTCAGCAGGTTGTTCTCGAGGCTCCGGTTCAGCTGGGTGATATGCTCCGTGGCGTCGATGTAGCCGATGCCGTATCGGCTGCCCGCCAGCTGCTCTTCCAGTGTCTTCCGCCGCTCCTGCGCCTGTTCTTTCCGGGCAGGGCTTTTCACGGTGTAGGGCAGCTGGATGATGAGGTCGAGCTTTCCGCTTCCGGCCTGCTCGTCCACGGCGTCCATGATGCGCAGCTTGCTGATGAGCCGCTGGACGGTGCTGTTGGGCTCGTTCATGACAGAATAGAAGGGGTTCTCCACGATAGCCGCCCGCTCTTTCGGCAGGATGACTTCTTCCCTCTGCCCGGTCCTGTCGTTGTAAAGCTCCACCCGTACATCGCCCGGGTACCACTCCTTCACCTTGCCCACCCGCATCGACCGGATCTCTGTCTCCCCCGTCACCGGGTCCTCGTCGATGTCCACCGGCACGATGGCGATGACGCCTTCGTCCAGCAGGGAGAGATAGATGTCGTACCGCAGAGCCCTGCCCGTCTGGTCCTTGTTGGCCGAAAGGTTCAGGCATGAATTAAGGCCCGAGTCCAACACCGCATCGAAGCGGTCGTTTTCGTCGAGCCTTACGTGGTTTATGGTGATCGCTGTGGCGTCCTGCGCCATCCGGGCGTAAATTGCCGTCAGGATGGTTCGGTCGGTCGTCCGGTTTAGCCTTGGCCGGTCGGGCTGGTAGCTGTAGCCCCCTCCGTACACCCGGGGAGGGTCCCGGTTCAGAAATGCGTTCCAGGCGTGTTTCAGCCTGGAGCCAAAGGTATTAGGCATCTTTATCCTTTCTAAGGAACCCGAGTTGGGGTGCCCAGCGTCTGCTCACATCCGTTCGCATCCTGCTGACCCCGGCCAGTTCCTCACTTCGCTGTTTCCGCCGCTGGCGGCGCTCAGTTCGTCACCATTTTGATTTTCTCCAGACTTCAACTGTCTTTTTTATCGTCCTTCTTCTGTCCGTTATCTTTCAATGGAAACATGATGTTCGCGAGGTCAGGGTTATGGAATCCTTTTTCGACCAGCGTATGTCCGCCGACTCCCAAAGCCTTTGCTGTCGCATCTGTCAGAGCTTTCTTACCAGCGTCTTTCATAACATCTTTAATGAAACTTTCTCCAACGTAAACATCATGCCGGAGTTGTTTCACATCCTTCTGGAGCTGCAACCGCTCTTTCTCGAGCTTCAATTCGCGATTCGGGTCATCTACCCGGATGTCGGTCTTGCCCATCAGGGTACGGTACTGGTCTTCCATCTGCATACGCTGGATTCTGGCACGAAGCTCTTCATCCGTGTATGCACTGGCATCTTTTCCAGTCCGCTTCGGCGCGTACTCGACCTGTTCAGCTTCCTCACCTGCATTCCCGTCTCCGTTGTAGTGCTTCTTTCCGGCCGCAGTCAGGGTGCCGTCTTTGTTCTGGTAACGCCGCACACCCCACTTCATGCCCTTGATGCCCCAGTGATAGAGTTCATTTTTGTAGGTCTGCACTTTACTATCACCTCACTTTCCCTGCAATGTCAGCTTCCGCCCCAGCAGCCGCGCCACTCTCTGTGCGCCCTTCTGTACTGCCCGTTTCCGGCGTGCCGCCGACATTTTCTTGTTGTACCGCTTCTTAGCGGCTTTCATGCGGGCTTTCTTTTCCTTGCCAGTCTCTGCCTCGGCCCGCTTTTTTCGGTACATGTTGTTCCGCAGTCTCGTCACCTCGTCTCCCGAGATGTACTTCTTGCGCAGCTTCAGCTTGCCGTCCTTGTCCTCGTACTCCTCGGTGGCCACCCACGCACCACGCCCGTTCGGGTGCCTTTCCCGACGGTATGCCCCGGTAAGGCGGGCTTTGCCGTTCAGAGTCTTCTGCTTGTCCCACTCTTTCTGTTGGGCGCGGGTCGGATTCCTGTCGAGGTCCTCGCCTCTGCTGATCGCCCGGCTTCTCCGGTAGTTGTCGTATGCTTCCTTACTATAGAAGTAGTAATATTCCGTGTTGCCGTTCCGGTCCGTGCCTACTTCGACCCGCTGGTAATACTTGTGGTTCTTCCGCGCACTGCCCTTCCCGAATAGCCCGTGCTCCATGGATGGTGTTCGGCATGAACTCGCCGAAGTGCTTCAAGGCCTCATCGCCGATGGCTCTGGAAATATCATCCTTATCCATCGGCTCGTCTTCGCCGTCGAATACCAGCTTGCCATCCGCGTAGAAGCTCAGAAAGCTGGTCTCATAATTCTCATCTGCACCAAACTCATCCGGCTCGATGATCTCGATGGCCTGCTCCGGCTTCCGAATATCTTCCGGGTCGCTCTCGGTGCGGTAAGGCCCCATCGCCAGCTCAAAGCCCTTCTGGTTTGCCTTTTTCTCGACCTCTTCGTCGAGATTGGCTTCCCGCTTTTCCCAGTGTGCCTTCAAGTCCTGCACCTCCTTCCTGTATTTTTCGTCATAAGCACGCCGCATCACAGTGTGCATAAAGTAAGCTCCGGTTGCAAAGCCAGCGCCAAAGAGCAAAATATCATGCATTGCGTTCTTCATCGGGTTCTCCTTTTACGGTCATCAGGGTGAATGCCAGCCCGCCAAAGAAAAGGGAGATGCTCATCAGAACGCCTCCCACAACATGGCGCTTGCGCTGGGTGTCAGTCAGATAGTCCAGAAACAGGAACACGTTTTCCAAACTGTCCATAGCAAAATATCCTTTCACTCAGCAAGAACAGCCAGACCGGAAGCAAAGCACACCCCGGCCATGACTGCGAATACATAAGAGAGTCTCTTTGCGATCCTTGTCATAGCTATCCCTCCAAAATATCAGTCTCAGATCTTGTCGATGATAGGTCCGTCGCAGTTGAAGTGGAGCATCACAGAACGCTCGTCGCCGTTGATAAAGTCGTTCAGAGCTTCATTGCCCGGGACATAACAGTCCGTACCAAGGCTGACGCAGTTCTGCTTCGTCTCGTCCTTCGGGTCATAGATCCAGCCCGCGACCTGACCGACTGCCGTCCGGTGGCAGCCCTTGCCGTAGGGGTCCAGCATATCGATGACTTCGTTCAGGAACAGATGGCCGTTTGTTCTGAGTTTGCGGTTCGCCGCGCTCTCTACATTCCGGATGGTCATGGCGTTCATCATGGAGTCCTTCTCCCAGAGGCTGCAGCTCTCGTCAAATATCATGGAATACGGGTCATTCACATCCCGTGCTACATCCGCATACTCCCTGATGGCCTCCTCGGTGCCATCGTCCTTCTTTTCCTTGGACTCCACTTCCACAGCCTTGATGTTGTGCTCCAGCTCGTGCTGTACACGGTCGCCGAAGCGCTCCGTAACACGGCCTTTGTACTCGTTGAACGCCTTGTCGATGGCGATGTAGGCCGCAGTCAGACTTGCATTCCGCTTGCTCATAATGCAATGAGAGCCGAACATGCAAGCCAGTGAGATACCGCCCAGCGTCACCGCAGGGGCATAGACCTTTGCCAGCCATACGACTGTGTGGACATAAGTGGCAGTAATATCTTTTTTCATATCATCTGCTGTGTAGGTCTCACCATCTTTCAGCTGCATTTCGCCGCTGTCCACCTGTGCTTTGGTAGTGTGGATAGTCTCGACCTGAGCGTTGTGCTCTGCGATGATCTCTTCCGCCTTGAGCGTTGCCTTACAGGCCAGAACAGCCGCCGTGACGCCGCCGATGGCCGCACCAACGATCATGATGGTAGGGCTGGCCTTCTTGAGCTTGAACTTGCCCTTTGCCAGCATCTGGGTCGCCTTGAGCATCATTTCTTCTTTTTTCATAAAATATCAGTCCTTTCTGTTAAGTCAGAGGCACCGGCTTCGGGAACACGATGCTGTACCCGCCGGGGACGTTCTTGATGTATGCGCCGGTCAAGTCCTTCCAGCCATACTTGTTGTCGGTAAAGTTGCAGGTCATACCCGCAAGGTCGTAGAGGTCGCCGATGGATACCTGCCCATATTCCCGGATGGCCTCCCACATCTGGTCGAGGATTTCTTCCATGTCTGCCCGGGAGTCCGAGGTCAGGTTCTGCCAGTTCGGGATGACCCGCTGGTTCGCCGGCTGACTCCGGTTGGGGTTGGCGTAATAGCGGTCGTAGCTGTTGCTGGAGCCGCGTACATAGTTTGAGCTCTGCGAGCGGGATTTGTCTTCGCCAAATATCATGAGGCTCAGCGCCGAGCTGAAAATGCTCCAGATGCCGTTTTTCAGCATCGGGATGGCATAGTCGTTGATGATGCGCTCCTTCACGGTGGCAAGGTCTTCTGCGAGAAACGCGCTTGCCACCTTCTGAATATCAGTCTGCTGGCGTACCGTGACTTTGCCGGTCGTCACCTTCTCCAGCTTTTTCTTCGGCTGCTGACCGGGGGTCTGGTTCAGGCTGCTCGTGGGCATATCGATTTTTGCCATGTTGTCGTCCTTTCAAAATAAAAAAGTAAGAGCTGCAGATTTCTCTACAGCTCTCGCTTTATCTGACATTAGTTCTCCTCTTCACAAGTTTCCTCGTCAGAAGTCACATCCTTCGACTCCACGTCGATGACCTCGTTCTTGTTCGCCTTCTTGCTGGCCATCTTCTCCTTGATGTGCTTGAAACCCTTCTTTGCAGCAGGAATACCATACTTCACACCAGCGCCGATGAGCAGCGCAGCACCAACACCGATCTTGACGATCTTGCCAAGATCGAGGTTTGCATTGCTCTCACAGCCGCAGCCCGAAGTATAGCCCTCCGCCTCAGCAGGGACCAAGTTCTCAACGGGAGCGTTCTCCATCATAGAAGTCTCGTTCTCCATAGTCACATTGTTCATTTCGTCCATTTTTGTTACCTCTTTCTTAAATATAAGTTTATAATGTCGGAGTATTACCTCCATAAGACAAGCTGAATTTTTCGCGCCGGGGTCTGAAAATATCAATACCCCAGCCATTTCGGAGGCGTGTTGTAGTCCAGTACCAGACAAGGCATTCCCTCTTCGTCCACACGAGAACCGTAGAACGTATCCACCATCATGCAACTCTGGGTGTCCCAGCCCAGCAGGTCACCGTTCTTGCAGTGCTCCATGCCGAGGTAGTCGTACAGGTCGTTCTCCGTAACGCTCAAATCGCTGAGAAGCTGCTTGTTCAGGCCGTTCAGCGCCTTCTCAATGGCGTTCCGCGTCGTCCAGAAGTATTTCCCGGACAGGCTCTCCCAACATTTCACCTTCTTGTCATAGGACACATCATCCGGTGCGAGGTTCTTTGCAGTCGGGATCTCATCCGGTTCCGGACACTTTGCCATCTTTTCCAGCGTGACCGCCTCTTTGATCTCCTGTGCTTTGTCCTCGCCGATGGTTGCAGCCACCTTGTCCTGATAGCTCCGCAGAGCCGTCTCCGACATGGTGTAAGCCGCTGCCAGCGCAGCATTTCTCCGGTCATTGACGCTGCTTGCTCCGATGATGCACCCAGTCGAGACTGCCATGGAGATAGCGGTAGGAATGTACACCGGTGCCGCCGTCTTCACGATGGTTTTGGCATCCAGTTTCTCGACGCCCAGCTCCTGCTTTTTCTCCTCCAGCAGGATCATGGCCTTGGGCGTAGCGGAAATGGCAAAGCCCACTGCGGTGAATGCGCCTGTAATGCCGAAGCCCAGCAGGATCTTCGAGCCGTTCCGGCTGAGCGTCCTCTTCGCCGTTTTGGTCAGTGTTTTCCAGTTCATGTTCATGCCTCCAAAATATCAATGAATTTATTCGTTCATAATACGTTCTCCTTTATTTCGGGCTTTATCCCATAATACAAGGAGATTTTTTCGCGTCTTGAGCAAAAGAAAAAGAGCCTGCGATCTCTCGTAAGCTCTCCTCGAAAATATCAATGACTTATGCAGTTTTCTTTACTATGACACTATTTTCGTATAGCTCATGAGGGGCTATATCCTGGCCTGAAGGCCATTCGATGCCTATACCTCCTGGCAGCATCTGAACTGTTCTGAAATAGTCTTCATCCTTTAGCTGCCCATACCATGAGCCGGTTGCGTACGGTGCCACATCGAACAGCTTCACTTCTCCAGTCTCATAATAGAGGCGAAGCTTCAGTGAATCAATGGGCTCAACTTTAATAAGCTTCGGCTGCAACATAACAGTCACTCCTTACTTCAGAGGATCAATGCGGAAGAACTGTTCGCCGTTGGACAAGAGCTTCCAGTTTGCCGCCAAATCATCCTTGTGAATCTCCATCCATGCATCCAGAAGCTTCATCTGGCTCTTAGGAAATTTTCCTTCCAGAATCGTTCCGTCCAGAGCAACTACGATTTCCTGTCCGGAATATTCTGCGTGAATGTGAGGCGTATTATGCTTCCCGCCTATTTCGCGGTACATCCGAACAATAATGCCGTAAAACATACATAATACAGGCATTTTTAAGCACCTCCAGTCAATTCTTCTATTTATATTATATCAAAGTCCAGTGAAAAAATAAAGGCCCTCAAATCGGTACATGGTCAAAGCTGGTCTCCCAGCGTTCTTTCTTGAGCGGTTTCATCCGCAGCGCCCACATGAGCTGTCGGACAGTGACCGTCGGAAAGTACCCGTGCGAGTCCTTCTTCCTTGCGTGAGCATCAAAATACTCCTTGAATCCGATGTGCAGATAAATTTTGTCGGTCAGCCACGGGTCGATAGGTCCCCAGTAGGTCGCTTTGGTTTCCTCGTTGTAGCGCTGTTGGATGACGCATAATCCCTTGTCCCGTTCCATGTAAAGGGTCGAAACACGGTATACCGGATGGTCACAGCGGTATACCTTGCCGTAGTAGTTCGTCCAGATGTCGGGCGGTTCTTCATGGTATCTCATAAAAATAAAAGAGAGCCCGAAGCTTTCGCTCAGACTCTCCAGTCCTCCTTACTTTCTAAAGATGTTCTGCATCAAAGTTCTGGAACCATCCTTGAATGTCGGCGACAGCGGAATGTGTCCTTCTTCCTCGTTGAACCATCCGTTCACCTGGTTCCATACGAATAAGCCGCCCATGATGAGCGTTCCGGCAATGCCGCCCACGGTCTTCAGAATTTCGACCCTGCGGTCAGAGTCAGCCTTCTGCACGTCGGCTTTCACCTGCTGCCACTTCAGCTGCAGTTCGTCTTCCTTCGCAGTTTTGCTGTTCTCTTCCGCAGTCTTGTTCATCTGCATCTCGTGGAGCTTTGCCAGGCTGTTCACCGCAGCGGCATACTCCTCAGAACCGGGCTTCATCGTTTTCAGCGATTCCATCCCGCTTTCCAAAGTCTCGTTCAATAATGTTTTGTTTTCCATTTTGATCTTCTCCTTTATCAGTAAATTCGGAGTTTCCTCCGTTAAACGGACTGTTTTTCTCGCGTCTCCAGCGGTTTCACTTTCAGCACCACATATTCAGAGCTTTCCAGATATTCCACGGATGTCGTCAAGTCGAGAAAAATATAAGGCTGTTCGTTCTCGTCTCCGGGGGCGATCATCAAGTTCCCGACCGCGTTCCTGCCGTGTACGCACTTCCACCCGACCGAAACACCGAACAGAAAGCCCAGCACGATAAATATCAATGCAAGCAGGTAAACCAGATACACCATTTTGAATTTCTCCTTTGTAATATTCTACACTGCCTTTTGGGCGAGTGCGTGATGAAAAAAAATAAAGAGCTGTAGATCTCTCCACAGCCCTTGTCGGCTCAGATGTCCTTCCGGATCATAAAGAGTTCGTTTCTCGATACCGTGATCCGAACTAAGTTGTAGCAGCGGATGTTCTTGATCGCCTGCGTATAAGCTCTCCGTGCCACCTCAGCCGAAGCATAGTTGTGATCCACATACATCACCTTGCTTCGACTTTCGATGAACACTCTCAGCTTGTCCGCCGCATCCACATATCCTCTGTCATACGTCTTGCTCCGATTTTTCATTCTACTTATCTCCTTTGTTTATAGTATGGAAGACATCTTCTTCCATAAAGCGGCAAGAATTTTTCGCGTCATCGTTCTATTTTAGGATAGAAAAAGAAAGAGTCCGAGTTTCCTCAGGCTCCGTCTCCGGTCGAATGTTTTATCGTACGCCCATGTAGTAATCAGTAATGAGCTCGAGTTCGTTGCGTTCCACCTCAGGGTAAGAGACGTTCATCGTCTCGTTAAAGCCCTTCTCGATAGAATCCATCATTTCCTCGAAACCCTTAACAATATACTTAAACATAGTAGTTACCTCCTATTATTAACATTTCTTTCCATAATAGGAGCTGAAAATTTCGCGCCCGTATGCAAAAAGAAAGAGCCACCGATCTCTCAGCAGCTCCCGCTCTTTAGTGTCTTCTCTTTGTTCTCTGTCTCACCTCTTCCGTTTTTGCGCCAATGAGGCCGATCGCCTTCACCAGCAGTACAATGATCAGAATTGCGATAATCAGACTAAACATAAGTATCTACCACCTTTCATAAAGGCGGCTGAAATTTTCGCGTCCAGATAAAAATAAAGAGCCGCAGATCTCTCCACGGCTCTCGCCTTTAGTAAACGATATAGTTCGTCACTTTGCTTACACGTTCAATAATACCTGCACTCTTCAGCAGTTTGAAATCCCGTGCAATGCCGCGCAGGTCATAGTTTTCGAGTTCGAGCTGATAGTCGCACTTCTTATGATTTTCGTCACCGCGTCTATTCCATTTGAACACCAGCGATTCGATAATTCGCGGATCAACATCGCAATTTCTGCGGATGATTTCTTCCATAAGTGTGTGGCGATCAGTCATATCGTCAACACCCGTCACGTCAATACACATAGAGTTCTTCTTTGCCTTCAACATAGTAAAATCTCCTTTACATAATCAATTTTCGTGAACTTTCGTCCATAAAGGAGCCTGAATTTTTCGCGTCACTGGCGTTCGATGCTCAAAAGCCAGAAGAACTTGCGGTAGAAGTCGTAGTACATCTGGGAGCCGCACGGACATCCCCTTGCACGAAGACTCCTGTAGGACAGTCCTTCAGTTACACCTTTCCGGATGTACGTTTGGAGCGCCGGTTCCATTTTGGCAATGCAGCAGTCAATGAGTTCAATGTGCTGCGAATAGTACGCTCTCAGCGTTCCTTCTCGTGCAGTCGGGTCAGATGGTACGTTGCTCTTTACGATGCCACCCAT